CTGTCTCCTTGTCTAGTTCGGTGTGCCGGGCGTAGTCATCGGCGTAGGCCTCGACGAATTCGGCGAGATCTCGCGCGAGGGTTTCGGGTGTGGGTTCGGGTGCGGTCTGGTCGCAGGGTCCCAGGCTCCACTCCCAGTCCATAGCCTGTATACAGTCCACGGCGTGGCCCCATCGGTAGATGTCGGCGAGACGTCCTCCGGAGTATTGGATGGACCAATCGGTACGGGTCGGGTGATGGATAATCAGCATGTCTAGTTCCCTTCGGTGTCGGTGTCGGTTTCGGTGTCGGTGCAGGCCTGGCAGATAACTACGGGGACCGGGTCAATGCCGGGGCGGGTCTCATCCTTGCCAATCTCGTGGTAGGCGCATTCCTCGCCACACTCCGCGCAGACATACTGTGCGAGGCTCCATGTCCAATCTGCCTCACCTACGGCCCAATAGGCCTCCCCGTTCACAATCCACGGGGAATACTGCACGGCCAGTCCATCCATGCCATCGGCCCCATCGGTACGGGCGTGCAGAGTGACGGTTTCGCCCTCCACAGTAATGCGGGGTCCATCGGGATCGCAGACCCTTTCCTTGTCCAGTAGGTCGCGGATAGCGAGGACTGACGACATGGGGAAGAGTGGCAGGAGCCATCCGTTCCAACGGTCGCCAGTAAGGTCTACGAGGGCGGGGAACGGATACTCATCATCGGTGGTGACCATGGTCCGGATGTATGTCATCGTCCTATCCTTTCGTTGTGTTTACTTACCCTGTCATTATTGCCCCATGGTATGGGGATGTCAATATGGAGAGGCAACTATCTAGGTCACGATTAGGTAACGGGCTCGAGATGGGCCGGCCCTATTGATACTGACAGACTGATAGGTAGGTGCTATCCAGCTCGGGCAGGGTAGGCAGGATGGCAGGGTGGGGCGGGACTAGTTGAACCTTGGATAGTCTCCCCCTGGACTACCTACCCCGACGGATTGTCAGACAATCCTCGCCATATATATACACACAAGGCCTCGGGGTCCCCCCCCCATGGGGGACCATAGGGGGATATGGCCTACAGTCTCATCTATAGGGGGTCGGGCGCGGTCGCGTCAGCTCCCGCAACCGCTTACACAACATGACCCCAGGGTTTTAAGAAACATGTACTACATATATATATACTATCCCCTTTTCAAGTCGTATAGCATTCTAACCCTCCCCCATAGTATGGTTTGAGCTGTCATCGAGGACACCCGAACCTGTACTACTTTGACCCCATATGTCTGATTCTTTTATAACGTTTTGGTAAACTTTTGGATTTAGGTGTCCAGTTACTGACCTCTGGACACGGATATATATATAGAACCTATTAATAAGAGCGGCCCTTTAGGGGCCGCGATACAGGTACTGAAACAGACCTGTATAGATGCGTCTGGGCTTGGAGCCCAGACGCTCTAAGAGAACCTCAATCGCCAATGCCCTTCACGCCGTTGTCGGCGTTCAGGGCAAGCGGAGCGAGTCCTGAACCTAATGGGGGTCATCGTGCCGATGACCCCCTAATAGGCGCTCCTTCATTTTGTCTCTGGGAAGGGGTGCTGTGGCTGAGTCCGGACGTAAGCGCAATGACACCCCTGCCGAGGCCAAGAAGAGGTTCCTGGGGTTTCTAGGCGAGGGCCGGACCATCGAGGATGCCCTGAAGCTGGCTGGCCGCACGAGGACGACCTATGAGGGCTGGCGGCGCAAGGATCCCTCCTTTGCCCTGGATGTGGACCGCATCCGCACGATGCGCCGCACGGCCCAGCATGAGAAGGGCGAGCAGATCAACTTCTCGGATTTCTCCGAGCGGTATCTGGGGGCTCAGGTCTTCGGACACATGCAGAACGTGGTGGATCTGATCGAGGGCAATGAGCCGGGATGGACTCACCCCGGCATGACCTTCGAGGCCGGGGAGAAGGACCTGCTCATCGTCAACATGCCCCCTGAGCATGCCAAGACGACCTCGGTGACGATCAACTACGTCACCTACCGCATCTGCATGGATCCGAACATTCGCGTGATCGTGGTGTCCAAGACCCAGGACATGGCGAAGAAGATGCTCTACGCCATCAAGACCCGCCTGACCCATCCCAAGTACGCCGAGATGATTGCCAACTACGCCCCCGTGGGCGGCTTCGACGGCAACGCCGAGGCGTGGAACGCGAACATGGTCTACATCTCCGACGATGCCAGGGATTCTGGGGAGAAGGACCCGACCGTCCAGGCGCTGGGCATCCGAGGCCACATCTTCGGTGCCCGTGCTGACCTGATCATCATGGACGACTGCGTGGACCTGACCAACGCCCACGAGTACGAGAAGCAGATCGACTGGCTCCAGTCCGAGGTCATCTCCCGTATCTCCTCTATGGGTGCCTTGCTGGTGGTGGGAACCCGTCTGGCGTCCAAGGATCTGTATTCGGAGCTGCGCGATGCGTCCCGCTACCCCGATGAGGTCTCCCCGTGGACCTACCTGGCGATGCCGGCAGTGCTGGAGTTCGCTGAGGAGCCGGTGGACTGGGTGACCTTGTGGCCGAGGTCGAACCAGCCCGAGGCTGGTGCTCGCGGCGAGGACGCCGAACCGGGCGAGGACGGGCTGTTTCCCAAGTGGGACGGGCCGCGACTGGCGAAGAAACGAGCGCGAGTGAGCCCAAGAGCATGGGCTTTGGTGTATCAGCAGCAGCAGGTGGCCGATGAGGGCATCTTCTCCGCTGAGGCGCTACGCGCTTCCATCAATGGCAATCGCATGACCGGGCTCATGCCCCGAGGCATGGTGAATTGCCGACCCGAGGGAATGGATGGGTTGCTATGTGTAGCTGGCCTGGACCCTGCGATGGCCGGTCATACCGCTTCAGTCGTGATTGGGCTGGATCCGGCTACCCAGAAGCGTTACATCCTGGACATCTGGAACAAGCCGGCGATGACGCCGGACCAGATCAGGGAAATGATCCGCGAATGGACGGTCAAGTACGGGATCACTGAATGGCGCGTGGAGAAGAACGCCTTCCAGTCCATGCTGACCCAGGACCGCGAGGTTCGGGAGTTCCTCGCCGGTCAGGGGGCGGTCCTGCGGGAACATTTCACTGGGTCCAATAAACACGATGTGGACTTCGGCGTGGCCTCCATGACCACGCTGTGGGCTGGCTGGCAGGACAAGCACCAGTTGATCGAACTGCCCTCCACCGCGATCAGCGAGGCATCCAAGGCCCTGGTGGAGCAATTGCTCATCTGGCACCCTGCCGCCCCCAAGACCCAGAAGACCGACATCGTGATGGCGCTGTGGTTTGCCGAACTGGCCTGCCGCGACCGCATCACCGCGATGACCAACTTCTCCCGCTCCCATGTACGCAATCCCTTTGCGACAGCGTGGGATGTGTCCAACCGCGCTGCGGTAAACCTGAATGACATCGAGCGCGACCGAATGTTCGTGACCCTGTAGGAGGTTAGGTGCCCACGACTGCCGAGGTGGCTGGCCTCTACAACAGGCTCCGCACGCAGAACAACGACCGTGATCAGCGCATGCGCGAGATCAAGCTCGTGCGCCAGGGGCGCATGGACTACGTCTTCCCCGAACTGTTCCCCACTGAGGGGCCGTTCACTCGTCCCATCGTGGCGAACATGATCGATGTCGCGGCTCGCGACCTCGCTGAGGTCATCGCTCCCCTGCCGGCATTCAACTGCTCCTCCTCCTCCATGGTCTCGGACTCGGCTCGCAAGTTCGCCGAGAAGCGCACCCGTATCGCCGGGTACTACATCCAGTACTCGCAGTTGCAGAAGCAGGCCTACACCGCCGCTGATCGCTATGTGACCTACGGGTTCGTGCCCGGCATCGTGGAGATCGACTACGAAGAGAAGATGCCGCGCATCAAGTGGCTGGATTCCATGGGCACCTATGTGCTGCGGGATCGCCGTGATCGCGTCAAGGCGCTCTTCCAGACGATCACCTACCACGTTGACGATCTGATCTCCCGCTTCCCTGAGCTGGAGGCGGTGATCCTCAACCAGATCCCTGGGTCGGCCACCAAGGTAGAGGTCATCCGGTATCACGACGCCGACGTAGACATCTTGTTCATGCCCGGTGATGGCGGCATTGAGCTGATGCGCTCAGCCAACCCGGTGGGCAAGTGCCTTGCCGTGGGGGTACGCCGTCCCGGCGTCGACGACGAGGCGCACGGGCAGTTTGATGATGTCATCGCCGTGCAGGTCGCCAAGGCACGTTTCGCACTGTTGAGTCTGGAGGCGGCACAGAAGTCGGTACAGGCACCGATTGTGCTGCCACCGGATGCACAGGAGCTGGCATTGGGACCGGACGCGGTGCTGCGCACTGCGAACGGGGAGAAGGTCCGCCGCGTACCGATTGAGGTTCCGGCAGCCGCGTTCGCCCAGCAAAGCGTCCTCGATGCGGAACTGCGGGCCGGTTCCCGCTACCCGGAGGCCCGCAACGGGCAAATTGAC